ATATATTCCTTGAGCGAAAGACGAATAATATCAGATCGTGAAAGACCAAGTTTTAAACTGATTCTATCAATGGCTTTTAGCAGTTCATCATCAATTTGAAGTGATATTATTCTTTTCATTTTATCTTATTAAAATTTATTAATATTTATTAAATATTTAGATATGCTTAATAAATACTAATAGAGGCATTGTATGAAAGATTTTTTCTATCTAAAATCATTACGTAAAACAATTATTCAATTTCTGGATATGTTTAATGATATCCACATTGCCAAATATGGCAATAGTGGTAATGTAGTAAAATATGTAAAAGTGCCAATTAAGCTCGCAGGAAAAGACAAGGTTTGGTATTGGCTGAAGGATTTAAAACAAGATAAATATACACCAGTTATTTCTGCACAGATGACAGCAATAACACATGCACCAGATAGGATAGCTGGCATCCATGAATATATTTCCTCAGCCAGTGATTTGTTTAATAGATGCTTAATGCCGGTTCCCTATGATTTGGATTTTAGTCTGAGTATTTTCGGGCAATACATGGTGGAGCTGGATCAGATACTGGAACAGATAATGGTTTTCTTCAATCCAGAGGCATTTATCAGGATAAATATACCAGAGCTAAATTTGAATTATGAAATAAAGGTTGTTATTTCTACTGCAAATCTTGATTATCCCGTAACAATGCAGGAAGAAGAATATCGTTTGATGACCTGGACTATACCATTTATTGTCCAGACATATCTTTTTAAACCGAAAGTAGAAGTTGGTGTGATTGAAAAAATCTTTACTAATTTCTATAAAGATAAAACAAAATTTGAAAAGTATGTTGGTACTGAAACAGAATATACTTCTGGTGGCCCAGGAAACTATTATGATGAATCTATTTTCATAGGAGGAACTGGTATTGACAATGACGGTAACATACTTTATAACTATGAAATATTTGGTGAAAATACATGAGATTTAAGGATTTCATATATAAAGAACATATGGTTTCATATTCATCAAGGAATTGTTTTATGCAACAACAAAAAATAGATGAATCTTATATTTTATCTGTTGTTTCAAGAGACATATATAACAGGAAATTTTTATTTCCTGTTTTTGTCAATCCATCTAATAAAGAAATGGTATCATTACCACGTAATATTAGAGTCTGTATAGATTTTCAAAACAAAAATATATATATGTGGGATAGTGATATATTACATAAAACAGTATCTGAAACTATGTGGAGCGAAGGTATTAAATTGAATTATAGTAGTAGTGATAAAAGAACAGCATGGTTAGAAGCTATGAAGGACGGGAAAAAAGTAATACTTTTTGGCTTACATACTATGATTGAGAAAATGATGTATCATGATGACGTTCTCTGGCTTAAAAGATATGTGAGTTTTATCATGGATAATAAAGATAAGAAATATACTATTGAACAAGTAATTGAGATGGCAAATGAGTAATAAAGGAACACCAAATAAATTTCAAATTGTTTTTCCAAAGATTCCTGTAAGCAATAATTTAGCTGATTCTAAGGAATTGGTATTGAACATTTTTGGTTCTGTATTGCCGGGTGTTTCTATTGATACAATAGAATCCAGATGGCAAGGAATGACAGCTATGATGGGTGGACCTAGTACATTTGATGATTGGACAGTTTCTTTTATAGTAGACAATAATATGCATAATTGGATAATGTTATTTAATTGGTTAATGTTGATATGTGACAAAAAAGATAATCCATGTGGGGATGTTGTCGATTATAAAATAGATGCTTATATGAAAATGTTTGATAACTTTAACAAAACAATATTGAATGTAAAGTTTGTTGATGTTTGGCCCAAAAGTATAGGAGCTATAAATTTATCATATAGAGAAGGCCAATCATTATTGGAATCAGAAATAACATTTTCTATTACGAGATTTGAAATTGAACAAAAATGATAATAATATATAGGAGGCAAAAATATGCTTTATGTAAGCCCGTTAGTTGCTACAAACGAGATTGATCTATCTACAACAATTCAGTCTGTACAGACTGCTGTTGGGATAATTGTTTTGAGAAACACTTACAAGGGTCCAGAAAAAAGCAAAGTGCTTGTGACCAATGAAGATGAGTTAATCACTAAATTTGGGAAGCCAGTCGATAACACTGAATGTGTTATTGATGTTTTATCTGCTCTGGCGTTCTTGAAAGATGCCAACAAACTATATTGTACCAGAGTAATGCCGGTAAGTGCCAGTTTTGCCGGGACATTTGCCACTTCTGGTGCCTCTGCTAGTTTTGTTGGGATGAACGATGAAACTGCACCAATTCTTGATGTTAATATTATTGATCCAGATAGATATCATGAAGAAGCAAAAGTTAATAATCCATATATTATGAATATTATCGCTTCAAGCCGTGGTGCTTGGGGAAATAATATCCGTGTTGCAGTTTTAGATAAAACATCGTATGATGCTATTAAAAATAGATCGCATAGTACATGGGATATATACACGCATGTAAGAAAGATTGATTCGCCTCTATCGGATGCTAAAAACTTTTTAGTTATTGTCCAGGCCATTGATCAAGGTAAAGAGATAACAGAAGCAAATTGGAAAACCGTAGAAGTTCATAATGTTTCTACAAATAAAAATGCCGTAAATGATGTTGGTGAGAATATTTTTGTCGAAACAGCAATTAATAAAAAATCATCTTATATTAGAGTTGCTTTCAACACAAATTTTGTTAACACTGAAATGACCGGCACGTTTACTTCCCGTTTTCAGCAATTGAGCGGTGGGCGTGATTATTATGCAGCTATGGGAGAAACAAACACCATTATAGATGCAACAATTATGAATGCCTTGGATTTATATGACAATCCAGAAGAAATTGATGTCAATATTTTCATTGATGCAAATAAATCTGATTCTATAAAAAGTTATATGATATCAATTTGTGAGAATCGTAAGGATGCTGTTGCTGTTTTAGATTGTCCTAAAGATACTGTTGTTAACAATACTGGCAATGAAACCAATGATTTATGTGATTGGATTAATTTAACTTTCCAGGAATCATCTTCTTATGCTGCAGTTTATGGAAACTGGTTAGAAGTTCTTAATAAATTTTCTGGAAAATATGTTTGGATTCCTGCTTCTGGTTATGTTGCTGGCATATATGCACGAAATGATAATATGGCTGATCCTTGGTATGCACCAGCTGGATTCAATCGTGGTGAATTAAGAAACATCCGGAGATTGGCTTGGAATCCAAAATTAGGAAACCGTGATATTCTATATATGAACCGCATTAATCCTATTGTATCGTTTTCTGGACAAGGTAAAATTGTCTTGGGTCAGAAAAATTTATTGAATAAAAATTCTGCTTTCAATAGGGTAAATATTAGACGGTTATTTATTACCATGGAAAAAGCAATTTCTACGGCTACAACTTATTTCTTGTTTGAACCTAACAATGATTTAACGAGAATGATGTTGGTAAATATGATCGAACCGTTCTTAAGAGATGTGAAGGCCCGGAATGGTATCAGTGATTTTCTAATCGTGTGTGATGAGTCTAATAATACAGCTGAAAGACAAGACAGGGGCGAACTATGGTGTGATATCTATGTCAAACCCGTTCATGCCGCCGAGTACATTATTCTGAATTTCGTAGCTACAAAGACTGCCGCCAATTTCACTGAAATTGCTAATGTCATGGCTAGCGAATAACGGAGGAGGATATTTTTATGGGCTTCAATTTAGACGATTTCAAATCGCATTTTGAAACAGGTGCCCGGAGTTATTTATTTTATGTCAAACCTGTTATTCCCAGGGCATTAAATTATACGAGTGAGGCTACTTATCTTGTTAAATCCACATCTCTACCTGCTTCTACTATTGAAGAAATTATTACACAATGGCAGGGTGCGGATTATAAGATTGCAGGGAAAAGAACATTTGCTCCCTGGGCCGTAACATTTATTGTCGATCGTAAAGCCGATATTCAGAAATATTTTCTTAACTGGATGAACCTGATTCTTGATCCAACTACAAATATTCATGGGATGCCAAGTGAATATTTTCAAACTCAAGAAGTTTGGTTACTTGGCAATTCTGGGCAGCCTATTATTAAATATCAATTAAAATATGCATGGCCCCAAGAAGTTGGTGCCGTTACTTTGGATTACACCAACAATGATCTAGCACAATTTGATGTAAACTTTAGTTATCAATATCATGTTGCTGATACAGCTACATATTCTATATCCCAGTCGTTTAGCAGATAAATTTATCTAATTAGTAATGGGGAACGGTGGTTTCCCCATTACTAAAAAAATGAGGTGAAATATGGGTAAATATGATAAGTGGATAACTTATGTGCATGAGGTCGTTCTTCCTGGTAGTGGTGAAGTAGTTAAATTTCGCCCACTGAAAGTCAAAAACATGAAAAGATTTTTGATTATAGACGATAATGTTGGCAGTATTGAAAACGCAATTGATGATGTTTTACAAGATTGTATTATTTCAGAAAATATCAACGTTGATGATCTGTATCTACAAGACAGATTTTTTCTTATAGTAGAGCTAAGAAAAAGGTCAAAGGGCAGTTTATATAAATTCAATTATACTTGTCAGAAATGTAATAGTCAATCTTTACAGACAATAGATTTAAATGTACTAAAGGTAAAAAATCCAGATTGTAAAGAAGAAGAAGTCAAATTGAATGATAATATAACAGTTTTGCTTTCTTTGCTTAAACGGAAAGATCAAAAAGAAGCTGTCCGGTTGGCAAATAACATGAACATGTCGTCTTATCAAATGGCTCTTATGGATTCTGCAATGCTATTACATGCTTCTGGAATTAAGAAAATTATAACACCAGAAGGCGTAGATGAACCGTCATTAGCAGAAAAAACTGAATTTATTAATGACATAAGTCCTGGAGAATATGAAATTATAAGAGATTGGTATGAAAACAGAGATTTCGGTGTTGATTTAAAACATACCATAAAATGTCCCCATTGTTTAGATGAAAAAGAAGTAGAGGTGCCCATGGATAATTTTTTCTTCTAAAATTTCTCCTCAATGTGATACTTGAGGGGAAACGAATGGAGGATATCATCAAGGAACAAGCTGTTCTGTCAAGGAATGGTAATATCCATATTAGTGAATCAGAAGAGTTGGTAGTTTTTGAGTTTGATGCCTATCTGAACCACTTATATAAAACAATGAAAGAGGAACTGGAAGCACAGCTAAAAAAAGCAAAATAAACGTATTTATGTCTCGCTCAGTGGATAGAGAAATCTATCCACTGATGGATTATAAATCTCAAGGGCATAATCTTTACCGGGCTTATGTTTTTGAGATTTATTTTTTTGGGGAGCAATGATGATCAATAGAGATATTGCAAATGATATAGCTAGACAAATTCGTGAATTGCGCCGAGATTTAGAGAAAAACTATAATCTCAGTGGTATCAGAAGGGAAATAAGAAAAGAGAAAGACCCTCTGGTAAAATTTAAACTGGAAGAAATAGTTTTAAAGCAAATTGTCACCGATGTAAAGAAGAGTGCTAAATTTGCTAATATGAGTATCAATACTGTAAATAATTTGGTTAAAAGCTATCTTGATAAAAGTAATAAAATACAGGAACGCTTTTATGAAGGTATGCGAAAAAATGTTGAAGGTGCTTTGGGATTTTTAAGGGGTGAACTCTCACAGGTATTGGGTGAAGCAGAGGGCGTTTTAAAATTTGTAAAAGATATGACAATGATTGTTTTAAAACCTATTACCAAATTGTTCGCTCCTATAGGAAGGTGGATAAGAGATGGTATGATAGGTCTTGGCAAACAAGTAAAAGAAAAAATAACTGATATGTTTTCTTCATCCAAAGGTCCTCCGCCGGCTCAAAAAATACAAAAAACCTTTATAGATTTTGTAAATTTTATGAGAAAAATGTTCTTCGGACTGGAGCATACTCTAACCAAAAAATATCAAAGAAAGATCGAACAGCGATTATACGGAAAAAAATATAAAGAAGGTGATATAGAAGATGATGATGGTAGTAGTGGCCTGAGCATGGGGGTTATTGCCGGTTTAACACAAGCATTAGTAGCTAAACTCTTAAAAGGCGGTTTACTTAAAAAGGGCCTGAAGTTTGGTGCCAAGGCTTTTGGACCTTTGGCAATTGCTTGGGATGCTGCTTCTGGTGCAAGCGACGGCGGAATTATGAGTGCCATTACAGGTGCTATTGCTGGTGATAAAAAAGGTGGTATGTGGAATGCTTTAGAAAATGCCGGTAAGTGGGCTTCTGCTGGTGCTTTAATTGGTTCAATTATTCCAGGAATAGGAACAACAGTTGGTGGCATTGCAGGTGGTATTGTTGGATTTGTCACTGGTGCTTTGGGTGCCGATAAAATTGAGGCAATGATATCTACCACCGCAACTACATTGGAAAATGCTTTCAATAGAATCACTACTTTTGGTAGCGATTTATTTAAAAAAGTTGGAGAATGGTGGAATGGAGCAATAGAAACAACCACTAATGAATGGGGAGTATTCAAAACTTATTTGGGAAATTTCTATACCGAACAAAAAAATAACATTGATGGATTAACAAATAACATTAAATCAATTTTTACTGAAATTAACAAACTACATGAACAAAAATCTTTGGATATTGAAAAAGTAGCAACAACTTTTTATGACAAATTAATTTCTTCTCTGAATATCATAACAAAAATTGTTCCAGGTGGTCCAATGATGATGAACGCTGCTACACTTGGTGGTGTTGCTTTAAGCAATGTGATTTTTGGTTCGCCAAGTGCTGGATTAAATACCGGCAGTAATCTTATAGCAAGTCCAGGTGGTAGTGTCAAACCAATACCACAGCAATGGGTAGATTTAATCAAAAAATCTGCCAGTGAATCTGGTTTTGCACCAGCACTTATAGCTGGATTGATTAACCAGGAGTCTGGATGGAATCCTAATGCTGTATCACGTACAGGTGCTCGTGGTCTTGGACAATTTATGCCTGGGACAGCCAGAAATTTGGGTATAAATCCAGATAATCCAGAAGAAGCCATCATGGGTGTTGGCAAATATTTAAAAAGCCTGAAAGAAACCTTAATTAAAGGTGGAATTGCCAATCCAACTATTGAACAAATATTGGCTGCATACAATGCCGGACCTGGTAGTGTCATTCAATCAGGTGGACAAATACCAAATATTTCAGAAACTCAAAAATATGTTCCAGCAGTATTGAGGGCAACTGCACAATATGGTGGTACAGGAAGTGGTGGTTTATTTGGCATGGCACAAAATCTTTATAATGATGCTTCTGCTGCATTTCAATCAAACTTACAAAAAGCCATTAATGCTGGAATAAGATATGCTCATGGTGGAAAAAATTTTGAATCAGGTGGTTTGGATTGTAGCGGTTTTGCAGATTGGTTAATGGGTTCCAGTCTAAGTGCAGTAAATGAAGAATTAGCACAGAAATATAAAACTAGTGTTGCTGGTAGTGCTGCTGGTAAAGCAGAAAGAATTGCTCAAACATTTGGTGTTCCATTGATAGATGGTGAAAATTTAAATTATAATACTTTATCTGCTTGGGGTACTGGTACAGTTTTAAGTAGAACTAGTCCAGGTTCCAAAAATGGTAAATCTTGGACTGGTCATAATGCTGTTGTAACAATGGATGAAAATAATAATCTAGTTGTAGCCGAAACTACAGGTGGTAATGCGCCAATGCGAGTGACACCACTTGATAAGTGGTTAGAAATAAATAAAGGTGGTGGTTATGTAGCTGCTAATCCATTATTATCGGCATCATCATCACCTTCGACGGTTTCTGATATTGAAAATACCAGATTACAGGCCATAGAAGATAATTCCAAAAAACAACAAATAATTAATAAGTTATTAGGGGATATAAAAAATCAACAATCCAGTATTCCTAAGACCATGGCGAATGTAGCTCAGATAGTAAATAAAAGTAATAATATTTCTAGTGGCGGCGGTATTAGGCAAGTATTGGTCCCACCAGAAAACATTGCTGAAGGACAATATATTTTGTATGCGTTAAACTCTACTTATAATGGATAAAACATATGGCTATCGTGTTAGAATTTAAAATGACAAATAG